TGGAGCGTTGGAAATATTCTTTGCTTTCAATAGCCTGTAATCAGGTTCGCCCGGTTCCCATTTGCCGCCCAAAGCTGCTGCGGCTATCATACCTCTATTTGCTTCTTCTACCATCGCTTCGTAAATGCTTGATAACTGCTCATCATTGAATTTTTGGTAGTCTTCGTTTAACTTGATTGATTGTAACCAATCATTCTTTTCTGTTGGTGTAAATTTCATCTTGATACCTCCCTATAATTTTAAATACATTCTCTTCTTCCGTACTTTCTCACAAATTTAGCAAACGGGGAATCAGCATCACGTTTTCCCGTTTCTTGAAAGTAGGCATCTACATGCTGCGTACATATCCGCATCCACTCTTCAAAGTCCGGCTCACCCGGCTTGCCTTCTGTAGCTCCAGTAATCCATAAATGAATAGGAACATCCGGGTAATCCACTTGTTCCTTTATTGCACCTAATATAGTTTCAATCTTCCGTTGTCTTTCTTCTTCTGTCATTGGTTAGCCTTTTAACTCGTTCTACAATCTCGTTTACAACTTCATCCGGTGCAGTATCCAGTAATTCGGATAGCTTCTGATATTCAGCCTCCAACAGTTCTTCCGGGCTTGCAGATTGCATCTTTGGCGTGACGTACTGCAAAAGGTTTGATATAACCCGGACACGTTCACCCGGTTCTAAATCATCTAAATCGTCCTCAAACTGTTGGCGTTTGCCATCAATAACTTTCTGAATCCATTCTTTAACGGTACCCGTTATCTTGTTGGGCGTTCCAGCTTTGCGCCCTCCTGTTTTTTCTGTTCCTTTCTTTCTTCCCATATCTAAAACATTCTACTTTAGAAAAACCGGGTAGGCTATCCGTGTGGCAAACCTACCCGGAATCGGTTATTGAAATATATTTTTCTGCTCGTTCACCTCCAGCAAGGCAAATTCTATGCGTGGGTGATACTTGTCTATTTTCTTCTCCGCTTCAATCTGAAAGCAAAGTTTGTCATCTTCTATAGCTCCTACCATTTGCAGGCAGTCGAGCAACGTTTTTAGGCTATTATCTAAGTCGAACCTTACCGAACTATGGTACACCCGGATAAACAACCGGAAACGGCTTGAAATACGCCTGTTCTTGTAGGTCTTGCACTGTTGCATGAAAGCCTTTTCGTATGCCCGTATCTTTTCGTCCTTGATGATGCGCTTTGTTCCGAACTTTCCCGGCACTGCCTGATAATGGTTTGCTTTGGCGATAATCTGCCCGTGAATAACTTCTATCTCCATGCCTAAACGTCTTTGAATGTTATTCCATAGTCTTTGCATATCTCGAAAAAAGAGCCGACACCGATACGCTTTCCTGTGCGCAATAGATTGGTGAACTTCTTATCGCATTCGTTTGGCTTATACGCTTGGTTTTGGCTACTGCAAACATGAAAGAACTGCCTTCCATTCTCACCAAGTGAAGCAAGCGCACAACCAACCATAAACCATGACTGATAATCACCTGTAATATCAATGCAGTGTTGTTCTATCCGTTCACAGCATTTTGCCACCTTATCCAAAACGTCATCCCCTGAATACTGATAGTTTACTATCGGTAGAGGCTCTACATAGTAGCCTTCATACGGGATTGCCTCAACATTTACATAAGGTTCTGCATCATAAGACAAACACCGCATCCGGGACACGTCACCGCACGCACGATCTATAATAATCCCCATCTTTTCAAAATCCCGTTTCAGTTGCTCAAACTGCTGCTTATGGTAATCCGGGTATCGTAGGGGGATAATCACAAAGTAACCGTTACCGCTTACCGAAAGGCTGATATAGGCTATTTGTGGAAGCTTGGATAGCTCATGCTTCAATTCACCCCAGTTCTCAATTTCTTCATTATCCTTACGGTCTATATCCACACAGACAAGCCCGGAATGCGTGATAAGATTCTCCGCTTTTCTCATTGGAGCAAAGACACCCGAAATACAAGCCTGTGGGAGTTTCTTCTTAATCTCGTTACGCTCTTCTTTGGTAGGCAAAGAACGTAGCCGTTCAATCTCTGAAAGATGCTTTTTGTCAAAGAGGAACGCACGGAGTTTGCAAGTAGTGCCGTACACGTCACGGACACCGTTGTATATCGAAACTTCTGTATCTAAGAAACTTTTCATAATCTATTTGCTTTCTATTATACCCGATTCTGTACTATCATCTGAATTATTATTGCATTCATTACCGTAACAGCGTAACAATGGGTACTTATTTACAGCACGGCTGACGGCAGGTCTACTTATACCAATCACGTTTGCAAATTCAGCTTTATTTTTACAATCAAATGAATTATAGCACATCGCTATTACCTGCTCTTTCGTCATGGATTTAGTATCAAGTTGCTTTTTACTTCTTGATAGCCTTGAATAAACTTTTTCAGCGCATTTTTCAAAATAATCCATACACCTAATAGAATATTCTATTTCCTCCGGTAATATTCGAGACATCGAAGAATTATTCCCTAAAATATGGGTAATACCAGCCCAACGAAGTACCTGTATTTGCAGTTTTGAATAAACTGCACTCATGTAACCATCTGCATCTACTTTTTTTAATTGAAGGCTATTGTAGTATTCAACGTACCTTTGTTTAGCTTCATTCATAATAAGCAACTCACCACCCATAGAAGAAAAATCGAAAGCCAACAAGCCTTTGATAAAATTTTCCCACGATTGAACTATTTCTTTAGGAATACTTTTTTCGCTATACATTGGCGGTGGTACACTATCAGGATAACAGAACAACCAACGTTGATTAAAACCATTGCTCATAAGCAAATCACTTCCAAACGTACCTTCTAAAACTTCCGGTTGAATAGTTCCGAAAATAGACATGAAAGGCTTTTCAATTAATAAGACATCTTCGCTTTTTCTGTTTATGGAAATATCATCTGAATCAAACATAGAAAGTAACTGACTTACTTCTCCGCTCCTTGTATATCTTCCTATATCATCCAAAAAGCCCTTGATTTCATCCCTATAGAGTAATATTCCGTTAGCATTATTAGCTAACACCTGACTACGGGCTTCCGGTGTACTATCGGAAATAAGTATCTGTTTGAATTTGGGTTTATCCGTATTGTCCTCTGATTTGCTTTTTCTGTATTCCTTCAGTTCATTTTGATACGTCTTGTAATTAGCTGCATCCACGTTTCTTAATGGCTGCAAAATAAAACGTACTGGAGTAGATTTATTAGAACCGGATGGAGCGACATTGCAACACCAAAGACACGGGTAATTATGATACTTCCCGTCATAGATAGCAAGACGTTTTCCGATAGCAGTTCCTACTGTTGTGAACATTGCTGTAATAACCATATCACGTGAACACTGTAAAGTAGATACAACCGAATCTATTACACAACACACACCTTCTGATAATCCGTCATAAGGAAGTTGAACTTTACTAACTCCCAATTCATCCGAATCTATTTTTATTTTATTCATCAAAGCCTCCTTTCCACATATCCCAGAAGGAACGTTGTCTTTCTTCTTTTTTAAATAGTTCTTTATTGGTAGAATAAAAGCCAGCCGTATAACCAGAAACCGGACATTTACCTTTATGTAATTCTTGTATATCCCCTTTCTTTTCCCATTCACAAACGTAACGGCAAATATTAGGGCGGCATATACCTGTTTCTTTTTCTACCTGATACATTGTTTTAGGAGATTCAAAAAAGCATTTGAAAACTACTTGCATTTGTGTACCGGAATCACTATCTTTGCTCCTGTCATTGGAAGAATAGGTAGTTGATACGGCTACCTTTTTTCTTTTATTCATAATCCCAAAATTTTATCAATATCCGATTGTTTATACATTGGTTTGCCTCCGACATAAATAGGTACAAGATAACCCGATTTACGCCATCTATCCAACGTTCCTACAGTACGGTGTAATTGGTTTGCTGCTGCTTTCATCGTACATAAACTATCAGGCTTTTTACTATTCTCCATTTTAGAGATAACCTTCGTTACTACGTTTTCTGCAAATTCATTCAGTTCAGTAACCGAAACTGTTACGGAAACATTAGCCTTACTGTCAATTAAAGATTGAATATTCATAATGTTATATTTTAAATTATTTCATCTTGTTTTATATCACAAAGTTACAGTAGGGTATGTATGGTGGGTGTATGGTAAATGCAACTTTATCACAATAAAAAAACGCATCAATACAGTGCGTATCAATGCGTTACATTCTTTAACTTTTATCTAAGTATGGTATTAGTATGGTGTTATACTCCTACTTATTTTTTGCAAATCGTTTTTCCACTTTGGAGGCACTTTCATTCCGCTACATCTGGTAGGCTCAGTGTTTATACTGTTTGCTGCATTTCTATACCAATCCTTACTATAAACAAACTTTTTAATTATTGATATAAGGTAAGCACATTTGGAAGTTGTTGTACCATTGGCATTATAAATAATGGAAAAATCAGCTTTTGCAATAGCATCCACAAAGACTTTAAAGCTAACCGAAAAGGTATCTCCATTACAATAATTGTATATTCTGGTGATTGCATCAATATCATATTTCAGTTCTTCATTTTGTAGAGGCTGATTAAAAGAACTGCATTCTTTTCCCTCCAAATTTGACAAAATACTACCTATTGATATTTTATCACGATAGATATTTACCTCTATGCTGCTGCCGACTGCAATTCTAAGGCGGTTTAAAGTTTCCTCTACTATCTCTAATTTCGATGCAAGTGCAATTCCAATAACACCTAATATATTTAGAATATCAGATTTGAATTTATCTTCTGCCTCTATCCTGCTTATCGCTTTAGTAATCTCATTACTTTGATTATATCTAATAAGAAATCCAATGCTTATATTTATCGGAGAAATGGATTTATGCCAAATACTATAATAGTGATTAAATCCTCCGATTAATTGGCTCTCTCTTTCCATATCTTTCTCTATATCCACATTTAGCAGGAAGTTATTAGCAAATAATACCATATCCGAAATATTCTCTAATGATAAGCCTTTATACGTTTCAGCCCGGAATAGGGAGCAACAACATGATATTTTCTCGTTCAATTCACTTTTCATAAGTTCCTGTTTAAATGATTCTTTTTGTAAGTTGTATGTTACGCATATTTTTATAATAATCAAATATAAATCAACAACTTACAAAATGCGTAACCGTAACAGCGTAACACGTAACATAGATATTACTCTATTAATGATACTAATTCTTTTTTCATGCTATCATCTATTTCTCTATAGCGAGCGAATGCCTTACTGCCTTCCGCATGACCAGACAATGATCCAACCAAATTAGGGTCTTTCACTTTCTTATAAAGATTACCTACAAATGTTCTTCGTGCCATGTGACTACTTGCCATTTCATTAATTGGGCGTTTTTCTTCTTCTCCGGTAGTAGGGTTTATAACCGTAACCAGTCTGGTAACTCCACATATTTTAAATATCTCCTTTATCCTCTCATTATATCGTGCTTTACTTATAAAAGGAAATAGTCCCCCTCGCGCGTCAATACCTTTATATTTTTCTATGAGTGCTTTTGCACGGTCATTTAACGGAACTCGTACCACTAACGGACGCTTGCCTTTAGTCTTTTGGGGTATGTATTCAATTGCTCCATTAATAACATTCTCTGCTGTCATTTTTACTAAATCCCCAACACGGCATCCAATAAGACATTGAAAAATAAATATATCCCTCTGTCTCTCTATGCTTGGTAGCTCTGATAAATCATAATTAGCTATTTTATTTCTTTCTTCTAATGAAATATAAATAGGAGTACCATATTTAGGTATCGGAACACCATCGTATCCAGTAAAAGGACTCCTTTCTATTATTTCCTCTTTTAAACACCAATTAAAAAAAGCAATTAATCTTCTAAATATGGAATTAACAGAATTATTGCCTTTGTTTTTCATTCCGCTATGTTTCACAAACTGCACCTTAATTTTTTCATAAACATTTGGATATTCCATAGCCAAATCACCTTCATTTTCTAAAAATGATTTTATATCATCTATTACGTCTTTGGTTATGGTGCTAATTTCAAATCTAAATGACTTATTAAATGTTTCTTGTACAAAAAACTCATATCTCTGCAAAGCATAGCTCATTGTTATTATTGCCTTCTTTCTATTTTCAGAGTACCCTTTTTTTTCAATAAATTGATTAATCATAGAAAAGAAGTCATTAGATTGTATTGAATGTTCGTTTGGATGCAAATATTTATCTATTAACTTTTCTAATGAATTACTGGTAACACATTTATCCTTATTAGCTCCATAAATGGATAAGATTAAATACTTTCTATCGTTTACGGCTTTATTGATTGCATTACGTTCTTCATCCAAACACAAGGCACGTTTTTTAATGCAATCGTTTTTCGCATCCCATAAATCAACATTTACTTTTATTTCACTAACATGAAACAGTTGAATATTCTTTCCATCACTAAGCCTGAATCGGATATTAACATCTGTACTTTTTCGAGTAGTCCTCACTATTGCTTTTACTGTTGCCATATCATTAAATATTAGTTGTGCAAATATAGTAATTTTGCACAATATCCACGATTATTTGCACAATTATATTAAATAAAAAGATAGATTAAATTTAGATATATCACTAATATACAATACTATAAAATACAAAATATTATCATTTTATATCATAATTAGTATTCCGGTAGATAATGTTTCCTATGTCGGTAGTTACTATCATTCAAATTCTTCTTTTAATCGTTTCTCCGCAAATAAAGCGGCACTACTTAAAACATCATATCCCTTAGATTCCACGAATGAAGCATATTCCGCTTCGTTTTTCAGAGTTAAACCGTCTTTATCAACATCGTAATCATTGGATGTTCTCAAAGCGAGTGTGTGGTCTTGATAATCGCCATGTTCCTCCGCGTACTTCACGGCTTCATCACCGACATCTATCATTTTCTTCTCGACTTCCCATTCTCCTTCATCGAAGAAAGCATCGACATCAGAGAAATCAAAGTCTACATCCATAATTCCGAGTAATTAAAGTAGTTCGTACTCTTCACTGTGTAAACCTTGCCTTGCCCTCTCACGTTGTCGCCATCCATGCAACGAACCTCCTGCCCTACTTTGATAGTTATTCTTTTCTCACACACTACATGGAAATTAGGACGATATACAGAGCCATTGTCAGAAGAAAACTCTTTCGTAGTGTTATCATCACATCGGCACTTGCATACATCTTGCCAGCTTTCACCACCTGTTCCGGAAATAGGCCGGCCGAACTCATCCTTTTCCATCGGGGTGATAACCTTTACCTGCAACATGTGTGGAGCGAATATCATAAGAATGTCACTTTAGGTTTGTTACTCAGTTCGTCTTTCAATCCGTACTGTTTACACAGAAGTGAATAGTAGTCCTTAATACCTTGAATGTTCCAAGACATAGAGAAACCGCTTTCACTGATTGAAGTGGCACGAAGCAATAGAGAGGGGATGAACTTCGCAATTGCCACAGAAACACGACTGTAGTAACCCTCGTTCATTTCATCCCCTCTGCTAACCTTCGCATTCAGATACATATCCAAAAGGTCAGCCTCCGACAACTGGATGCCGAAAGTCTGAAACTTTTGCTGTATGTATTCATTTACCGTCATGCGTTCATCGTTGAAAGATCAAAGTTCACAATCTTATTCGGAGAGATAAATTCAGGAATCCACTCAGCGGTGTATTCCATGTATCGACCTTCTTCGTCACGATAGTTGCAAACCGACATCTGACCTTCAGCAGTATTGTAAGAACGTCCCGGAACAGGGTCCGTCATTACATACGGCTTATGGTGACGCATCTTCATCACCTTGTCCGTCTGCAACAGGGTGATACGGTTGTCGGCGTAAATCTGCACGTTCTCGCCCGCCTGATTCTCTACGTAGTCCTCTTTGATCTCAATTGCAGGAAGCCCGATTCCAGTAAATACGCTGGATGCCATCTGGTCAGTCACCAACCCTGCATTAACCATGAACTCACGCTCACCAAGAATCATCTTGAATTTATCACCGAACTCAGAAGCCCCTACAATGTTCTTCATAAACGTACCACGAGACATAATCATTTTGGAGAATACACCGTATTTGGCTTTCAATTTCTGAATCTCCTGCTGCAAGTAAGAGATAAATACATTCTTTGCTGAAGCGTCAGGAGTAAGGAAGTGGAACGGTAGCTCGATGTCCAACAATTCGATGTTTTCCTTATTATCGGCCAAATGAACCTGCGCCTTACCAGTCATCAACAATTCAGGAACGATAATATCCATACGCTTGTGCGGAGCAAGCAGAATCTGACGGTAATCATCAACTATAAAATCGATAATCTCCTGCAAGATTGTACGTTGATCAGCTGTATTGGCTGCATTGAACTTGTCAATGATATCCTGTAACTGTGACAGGCGCTCAATATCCATTTGATAACGGTCGCCCAAGTAAGCAATTTCAGTATAACCACTTCCAAGGCTACGTCTTTCACGAATAGGCTTCTGATCATTCTTACCCAGAATGGAACCGGCAATAACACCCGTTACTGTCCCAAGATAAGTCTTAAAAACACGGGTTTTAGTTTCCAAGAAATCTCCGTATTGCTTCCAGTAGATTGTGTCCAGTCTCAACTGGAGGACACGGTCAATAATCGCCTGAACGATATTGGGATCTGTAAATAAAGTTTGTATGGTCAAATTCATATCTAAACTTTTAATGATTAATACTCAAACTGGAAACGGCTTGTCAATCCCACCTTATCCAGCTCATGGATCGGAAGAACCAACTTGCTTTCCTTTACCTCATAGGCTTGCATCAAGAGAGTGCAGAGAACCGCTCCATCGCTCTCAACTTTCTTCGCATCATAAAGAACGAAGTTTGCAGTGTTCTTCTTCACTGTTCCACCCACTGCGGTAGCTTCGAAAAGAACCGTATCCTTAGCGATATTTTCTCCGAAAGCCGCTTTGATGGTTAATGCATCGTAGGCTTTATTGGACTTGTCGATAGATGCTACTTCTGCGCCCTTCTTTCCGCTTCCAATGAACATGCCTTGATAAGCCAGAGAGTCTTTTGCCACCTTGATGGTGAGATTAGCATCTCCGGTTGTGTAGGCTTCTACCACCTTTACATTGCGCACCGGGACAAGTGTACGTTTCTTTAAATCTGCTTCTACCGGAGTAAACACGGGTAAATAAGAGCCTACCACAAGGTTGGTTATATCCAACTTCCACGGCCCACTCTTTCGTACCCCAGTTTCAACACGGTAAAACTCTTCCGGCTTGTAATCCGGTTTCAAGTCATAATGTGTACCTGCTGCCATTTAATTTACTTTTTAGATTCAACAATAGTTTTTGTTCCCTCTGAAATCATGTTGGCGATAGATTCAGCTTCTTTCTCAATCTTCGCTTCTGCTGATTCGGGAGGGGTTGCACCGCTAAAGCCGATATTAGCAAGTTCTTGTTTTGCGTCCTTGAAATATGTATCCAAGTCCGCGTCATCGGGAATTGCATAACGCTTCGCGAATGTTTCGGGAATACCGTACTCCTTAGCCTTTGCCAAAATCTGCTCTTGCCGGGTAGCCAGTGACTTCTCAGCCTTAAACTGAGCGAGTTCATCGGAAAGAGGCTTAACAGCAGCACTCACCGCATTCGCAATGATGGTCGCCATGTCATCTTTCTTATCTTCCGGCTTTGGATTTGGGTTAGGATTAGGATTAGGATTCTCGATTGGCTTACCGTCTTTAAGGTTATGCCTTTTCTCGTAGTTCAATACAGAAGTACGGGTAGCATCCCCGGCACGGAAATCACCATAGGAATTTAACACGTCCGAAAAGCTGATACCCTCAACGATTGAGTTTACCTTTGTATCGTCCGTTACACCCTCTGCCTTTTTAACGGCTATTCGGGTTAAGATAGCAGTATCTACTCCAGTGAATTTCTGTTGCAGTCCTGCCAAGATTTGTTCTAAGATTGTCATACCGTATGAATTAAATTATTATATTGAAATTCAATTTGTGGAAGTAAAAATACCACCAATACAGATGATTAGTAAATATTTGAACTTCTGATTCGTGACCTTCGCTTTGATGTCACAAATGCGGTATAAAAGTAGTGAGTAAGTAGGTGGAAGGGAAATAATTAAATAGGTGATAACGAACAATAAAGAGAAGGTTTGATAATGGCAGAAAAAAGGCTCACAGAATAACTGCAAGCCTAAAATTTATTACCCCCAAAAAATATTTATTCCTTTATATCAACTAGTATTTTATCGGATAATATTCTTCTTCGTACTCAATAACTAATTCTGATGAAATCCTTAGTTCAATCAGCCTTGGATCAGTCGGTGGGATATTATCATCTGTCATAGGAAGAAGTTCTTCTACACTTTGGCAAATTACATCATGTTCTATCTCATTCTCTATCTTTGCCAAACTACAAGAGATTAATAGCAGCCAACTCTTTAGTCAAAGACTGAATACCTTTCTGAATCTTCTCCAACTGCTGTTTGCGCGGTTTATGTACTCCGGCAGCATAATGCCATAACTGACGCTCATTGATTCCTGTAATCCGACTCAGAGCAGCTTTAGTAAAAATGTTGCTGTAGTAGTTGATAAAGGTAGCAGCATCAATTTTGAACTTTAATTCAAATTCCCCAGACAACACCTCGCAAGGATTAGTATTATCTTCCAGATACAACTCGATTGCTTCCTTCATATTATCTTCTAACTCTTTCATATCATTACCAACTGTAATGACGGGAGCACCTTCAATATAAGCACTCAGGTTCTTTCCTGCGTGTTCAACGATAACTTCTACTGTTTTCATATTACCTCCTTTTAAATTAAGAGAACAAGGGGGCTACTTTAGCCCCGCTTGCCTCAAAATGCTGTAATAAGTGCCTTTCTCAACGCCTTTGCTGTTATGATTCGGTACGATAACTACTTTACCGTCTTTTTCAAACTTCATGTGGCTACCTCTCTGACTCTTTAGAACAAAACCGTTTTCTTGCAACATAGTTACAACGTCTTTCACTGATTTGTAACTCATAACGCTTTGGACTTAATTACTATGCAAATATAGTAATAATATGAATACTAACAAATAAATTATTCATTATTTTACTATGAATAAAAAAATAGCGGCAACTCTGAAGAATCACCGCTAAAGGTCCTATTTTTCATGTACCCGAATTATAAGCCCCATATTTTTTCTGACTTAAGAAGCGTTTTTCTGTTCTTTATTTCCGATTTGCTTATTCTTAGCTTCTTGTTCTTCCTTGATTTCAGTAAGCTCTTCTTCGATGCGGTCAATATTTCCAGCGAACATTACCCCATGTCGTTGTGACCATACACCACCCGACACAGCTTTTACAGCTACATTAACTTTATCTTCCAAATTGTCAAGGCGATACGGAACAACTTCTGTACCAATATCTATCGTTTCAGATGCTTTGTTAAATTCAGATGGATTAATAGATCCTAAAGCAGAAACAAGGAAATTGACTCTTCGTTGTAAAAATTCACCTATCACCTCGGCATGATTTTGAACTTGCAAATGTGTCGAAAGGAACACGTAATCGAAAGCCACTCCCGACAAGGCATTTCCCGAACCACTAAGTTTTTCAAAACTGATTTGCGGTGTATTCGTCATAGAATATGCTTTCTCAAAGAGGGTTTCTACCTCAAATTTTACAGTGTCATTTGCTTGGTTCCACGTCAGATACTGAGCATCTGCACCTTCTCCTGTAAGTTTGACCATTCTATCCTTAACCTTACCCATGAAGCCCTCTACATCTCCAATTAGCTTCAGCAGTGGGAAGAAATGATAGTCAATGCAATCGGCATAGTTGGATAGTAGTTTCTCCAACCGGACACGGAAAGTCTTAATCTTTTTGCAATAAGGTTCGGGACGATAAGCGTAGATAACCGGCAGTTTCGGGAATCCATGGACGAAAGAAGTTCTTTCCTCGTAACCCTTAGACAGATCCCATTGATAGACCATTCTGTCTGTGATAGTCATAAAGCAGGTAATTTCCGAGTTATCCATGAGTTTTTTCTTGTACTCACGAGAGAAAGCAACCAAATCACCTTCATCGTTGAAGAACGGATATAGCTTATCCCCTCTGAATGGAGACCACAACACGCTTTTCAGCTTCTTGGTGGGTTTTACTTTTCCTCCGAAGGTAGTCTTAACTTTCTTCCAAAACTTAGCCCAAAACGAATCATCATCGGTCGCATACCAATACTCGGCAACTTCCTGTTCGGATAACCAGGAACGAACAATCTTCTTGTTCTGATACTTGATTTTGTTGGACTTAAATACAGCTTTGACCGCATCCAAGAGTCTCTTTTCGTCATCATCCGCAGGAGTACAGTCTAGAGACGGCTCAGTGCCGACAGTAAAAGCCGTTTGAATGTTCACTATATCTTGTTCCAAAGGAATAGAGATACGGTTTACCGGTTCGGTCTTATACTGAGCTTCGATTTCGTAGGTCTTGCCGGTCTTTTCATCAAAAACTTTCTCCGCTTCCTTTTCAAGCACTTTTCTATCCGGGTACTTCTCCTTGTCAACCATGATTTCATGGCGTTCCGGATTCCAGTCATCCCACAACTTGCAGCGGTCGGGAAGCTCAGTTTTCCTACCTTTCTTCAGGTAAGCTATTTTCTGCCCAATGTCGGGCAATGCTAATATTTCTTCGAGTGTTAATGGCATAATCTATAATTTTAGTGAGTGAATATTCCAGTTAAATCTTTCGGCTTCAAAATACGTCCTAAAATGTGCCCCAAAATATAGTAGCGAATAGGGTCGAGAGTATGATTCCAAGCGTCTACCGGCTCATTGATATAATGCCCGTCTTTATCTTTATCCCAAACGTATTTGCGAAGCTCCTCTATGATGTGATACGAACGCTCGGTAACGAATAGTTCCATCTCATGTATCTTGTCAATTCCGGCTTTAATCGAGCCAGGGAACTTATCTACTGGATAGATGTTCACACCCCTGTTTTTAATTTCCTGAATCAAACGAGGGTCGGCACTATCTCCGTAGACTTTCAGCCCCCACGGCTTTAGCTTCTCTGCTATTGCATTGGTGAGCATTCCTGTTTCATAGAATAACTCATCAACATACAATCGGTTATCCACAATACCGCAACGGATGCCAGTTGATGGGTCATTAGTATAACCCCAGTCGGACGCAAGAGCCACTTTCTTTGCCCAGGATGGGAACTCTTTCACAATGCCCCATTTTTTGAATACAGCACCTTCAGCTACATCAGCCCACCGGCCAATAACTACATGAGCATACTTTTCGGGGTTATTTATCTTCATATCCTCCACTTCTTTCAGGAACTCAGGGGAAAGATTCTCCAAGTTATCCAGATAGGTAGTATGAATGTGAAGCACATTCGGATGCGTGGAGATTTGTACCTGCACGCCGTCAATATCTACCTGCTTGTGGGTATTCTCGATGTACTTTTTGTAAATGAAGTGATTGGAATCACAAGGATTCATTATGATGATAATCCGGTTCTGAATCCCTTTCTTACGGATGGAGAGCATTATTTTATCGAACTCTTCTTCATTTGTCCACTCTTCCGCTTCATCGCAGACGAAAGTAGTGATACCTTGAATTGATTTCAGTTTCGCAGTCTGATTGCCTGAAGAAGTCTTGATACCCCGAAACATGATACGGCTCTTAGTCATTTTGTTGACTATATCCGTCTTAGTGGTCTTGAAGTATTTAGTAGTTCCGTCAAGCTCTATCTTCTCCATCATTTCGGGGATGATAGACATACCGGCAGAAACCATCGTGTAGCGGGTGTAGAGAATCTGATGAACTATCTTTTCAGCTTCAGTGAGTTCAAAAGTTAGACGTTCAATGAAGGTGGAAGCGTTGAAAGATTTGCCGGAGCCACGACCACCAGTGATAAGGATTATGAATTTCTCATTATCGGTGTACAGAGGATGATAAATTTCTTGAGGTACTATCATTTCAGCTTATCTTTAACCCAAGAATCAATAGTTATACCGTGGTCAATATCTGTCGGGATGTCGGCATCTTCATCTTGTTTACGTTCAACCTTTCTCCAATCTTCATCATAGTGGTAGAGCCAAGTCATTTGAGCACTTATATTAGGAGCCAGCTCACCCTCTACGATTTGCACCTCTTCTTCGCCTGTCAGATTGCCATCTTTATCCCGTAACTTTCGAACTGTGGTGTTCTTCGTTTTCACACCACCGAGAGCCATAGCAAGGAACTTGGCGCGCACAAGAGAGTTAATTGCACAACGCGCGCGTGAGAGGACATCACTTAATTCACTGTATGCACTTTTCTTTTCGCTAAACTTTTGCGGTGACAATCCAATAGCGTGGGCAATTTCCTTGTCAGTGAATCCCTTTTTGGCATACGATTCTACGAGAGAAAGAAAGTCCTTGCTTGTATAATCAAACTTGGGCTTTCTTCCTCCACGACCTTTTGTATTTTGAGATTCACTCTTTGACATAATATTATCCGTTTGCGTTAGCAAGTCTTACTGTTGCTCCTATTTTTTTCCTATTGATAAAGAGAGACAATGCTGCTTGTGAAATTTTCAAATTACGTGAAAGATTCCGTTCTGCATTTTTAGCAGCTCTCATAATTCTATCTCGATTATTTTGCCCGTAAGTTCTTGTAAGTCGATTAGCGGTTCTTACAATATCCATATAGCTCCTTTGTCTTCTTCTGACTCAACTGTCCTCCTAAATTTTAAGATGTTAATCAATTCTTTCAATTTGTTCATCAAATACTTCTCCCTTTATGAACTTCATATCGGGGTCATATCCGAACCGTTCACAGAAAGCGGCTTTAGCTTCATAGGTGTCAAAGGACAACATCACATAGGCATCCATATCTTCGGCTGTCTTCTGTGCGTTCTCCTTTACTTGTTGCTTGACCTCCTCCATATGGGCAACCTTCTCGGCGCGTTCTAACTGCCTGGCAGCTTTATCAGCTTCTTTCTGCTCGGTTACTGGTGCCATCATATCAGACAGAGCGTCTGCGATAGAGCTTTCTTCTTCGGTCTGTAACAGGTAATCGACACCTATCATGTTCAAATCGGCATCCGTTAAACCGGCGTCTTTCCAATCAATATCGGGAACAATTCGGGCAAGAGCATCAAAATCCCAGGTACCTTGTGCGTTTGGGTTATTCATTAGAATATTTAGTTCCTTCTCCTGCTTTTCTTCCACGTCAATTACGTCGACTCGAATGCGGTAGTCGTTATCGGGAAACTTTTGCAATTCATCCATGACAGACAAACGCTGATGCCCGCTGACTACGGTCAACCCGGTTCGCTTGTTCACGACAATTCCACCGACTAATCCGAATTTCTTGATGCCACGCTTCAATGTCTTGCGTGATTCTTCGGACAACTTTCGAGGATTATAAGATGCCAAGTGAATGGCGGAGCGGTTAAGTTCTACCGATTCAGATTTTATATACTTTGATAGTTCCATATTAGCCATTGCTTAAACCAAGTCCTCTACTCCGTCCCTGACGTGCCGCTCTCGAATACTGCTGATAGACATTACCATTTCGAGCGTAATTCAAACGGCTTAAATTACGATACATGGTACCACCGATACTATTAATCCTCGCTTGCCTTGTAGGATTTTCCTCTGCCGCACGACTCAAACGATTAGTTTGTACTCCAATATCAGCAGCACTTTTCATTCTACCTCTTCTTCTGTTTCTAACTCAGCTGGTCTCCTATTAATTTTGTTTATTATGATACTCCCAAAGCACTCTTTCAGCCATAGGGAAAACTTTGTAAATTCTCTGTAAGTCCTGCGGGTAATTCTTCTCCATCCAAAGCATACAGTCAAGATTGAAACCGATACCCGAACTGGCTTTCAATGAATATCTAACTGGTTCGGGTAAGTTGTGCTGCTTCATGTAAGCAAGGATATCCTTTTGTGTCCAATCAGCCAAAGGATAAACTATACCGTTATTCTCGTAACCGTTTACCTCATACCCTTTCAGCATAAGCCTGCGGTTCATACCATCAGCCTTTTTCATGCCTAAGAACGTGTAATAAACTCTGTGAGTAAGCTGCATAGCCTTTACCACATCAGCCAGCTTCAACAGTTTCACTTTCGGATTAGGCACACAATACATACCACCACGGAGGATGTAAGTGAGGTTCCAATGTGGTACTTGCACAAACTCTATCTTCGGATATTTGGCTTTAGTCCAGTTTATCCAGCGGTTTATGTGCTCCAAGTCTTTGACGAAGTACATGAACACGCAAACAATACGATCAAACTTTGGATAGATTAAATCAAGTAAGACAAGCGAATCTTTACCCAAGGATAAAAACAGTAAAGCCTCATTCGATTTTACCCGAATGAGGTCCATATACCGGTTCGCTTGCTCTACTTTATTCATAGCTAACCACCTGATAATCCGAATGAAATACGGAGGTCACTGTAACGCTGTCTACGTGAACCTAACTGGGTGGCACTTGCCGTACCCCTACGATTAGCAACTAATCTACCGCCAGCACCTGCACCATTCATATTTCTGCGCGGTCCGGCTACTCTGTTTACTCTTTTTGCGACTCAGCAATAATTTTTAAATTAAACAATCAATCTATATGTTTCTCTAATACCTCGCCTAATGTGTAATCCATTTGGGCTGCGAGATATTCTTCACCCTGATAGGGGTAAACAATATCATTACCGTCTTCATCGGTGAGAATGACCGCTTCTGCGTTCTTCACTTCAACAATAATATAAGGGCGTTTACCACTATAGGCACCCGTAAGAAGTTTAATCGCATCGTACTTAATCGGTTTCAACTCAACTTCACCCTCTTCAGGTAATTCTTCATCTACCTTGTACTCTTTGCCACCACATAAATAAGTGATATACTTCTTTGCGTTAGTCGGCCTAATTTCACGGTATTCGTGCGTTTTAGTACCAGATAAGATTTCATCGAAATATTTCTGTTTGATACTTAATGTAAGAATGTTCATAATCGTGTCTTTTTAAAATTAATATTCATTGTTGCGGGTGCAGGCTCCGCCCCTGCGATTTCCACCAAGTCAAAGTGGCGAGATGACTAGACTTCTCTAACCCGCGATAGTACCCCAAAGATACTACCACAACCAAAGATAACGAAATATCTTCAAATTCTATCTGTGACAATCAGTTTTAAGTCACAGAATCTTTTTCAACCAGGCATCTCTTTTCTCTCTGCACGCCTCTAAAGTTGATGCACAACAGCTAAACAATTCACCACTTTCAATACGATAGTCATACTGATACATTTTAACTCTCTTACCTCTCAACTTAGTGTTGTAAGTAGTGTAGTTCTCTTTACCGGACTGGCATACGCTGCAACCGTTTACATTTATTGAGTTCATAAGCCTTGCTCTTTTAATTGCTTCTCGATATGCTTTATTGTGGATAGTAATTGTTTTGCTTCTTTCGATTTGGGTACATACCAATATTTCAGTGGATATTCACCCGGATTTGTAATATCCCAAGTCGCTTTCTGATAATATTGCTTTTCTAATGCAGGCAAGATAAACTTCGCATCGAAAGCTGTCATTTCAAGCACTATTTTGGCGTTGTTAGGTATTTTAGTTGAGTTCATAAGCTAATATTTAAGTAAATTCTACATCGCTAAGATTCAATAGACCTTCATTTGTAAACTCATACCCTATGTATGTAACAGAATTGCCGTTTACAATGTAATACTCTGTCAGATTATCATCATCGCTGTGTGCGAAAATCAAGTCATTTGTTACACTACCTTCTCTCTTTAAGCCTATGTAATAGTTGTTATTATAGCAACTGATTTCAGGGATATGTTTAAATGTACCTGTATCTATACCGTCATAGACACCGTACCTCTTCTTGAAATGTTCATCCATAATCAATCATATTGTGCAGGGTCTTCACCCTACCAATTCAACTTGTGCTATGTTTGATCTCTTGCCTCTCATTGCATTCAGTTCTGCTGCCATCTTATTTGCTGCTTCTTCTGTTACCTCTAAAGATGCCATGCTCTTATCATAACCATCTATTACCAGATAATAACCTCTTGACTTCTTTACGTAAAACTCATTTAATTTATGCTTTTTCATATAACTCGTTACTTTCATAATCGTGTGTATTTAAGCGTTAATACCAATTGCTTTTCTCATAAAGTCACTTGCTTGCTCTACTGACATATTCAGCTTCTTTTGAATCAGGATAAACATACAGCTTACTTGTTCTTCTGTATCTAAGTTACCTTGTACAAACTCTGACATGATGAACTTTTCTATTGTTCTTTGCTTAATCACTGATGCTGCCATAATCGTATATTTTTTAATTGTTATTCAAACTTATGCTTCTCTATACCCCCTTGCATTCAACCAAGCTATTGCACCTTTGAGAGTTTTGAATCTTTTGCTACTTTCTACTGCCGTACAGGCTGAATAATTCTTTTCGTCATGAATGAACAATGCACCTTCATTCTCACCTTTTTTATAACTAATGATATTCATATCTTCTATTATTTAATTGTTATTACTTCGTTTTTGATGATGCAAAGATAGTATCATTTATAATACAAAATACTATTCGTGCGTTAATTAATCATAATTTATAGTATTATTTATAATACATACTAATAAATAAGTATTTTTGCATCATGGAAGCAAAAGGAGTAATACACTTAGAAATTAAGGCTACCGGATTGCATAGATATTTCGGTTCGCCATCGGCTATGTATGACAACTACACAAGCCAAGAATTGGGAATAGCCCGGCAGTCACTGTTGAACTATTGGCAGAAAACGGAAAAGCCTTATGAAAATGCGGCTTGTATCATTAGGAAGGGAGAACTTGAAAGAAAAAAGAAAAAATTAAATTTATAATATTATGAGTACACTTAGTGCAAATACTTTATTTCATTTTACGAGAACTCGTGAAACACTTATTAATATCCTTAAAACAAGATTCTATCCGAGACTGTCATTAGAAGAAAACTTTTTCTTTAGTAAAATGGGGGATAAAATTGCATATCCAATGGTATGTTTTTGCGATATACCTTTATCACAAATAAAGAACCATACTAATTCATATGGAAAGTATGCAATTGGATTAAAAAAGGAATGGGCGCAAAAAAATGGCATATCTCCGATACTATACACTCACAAAGACTCCTTTATAACGAAAAACCTTATGGATAATTTCAAAAATGTAAGCGAAGCAATTGAAAACTATCCTACAGACGTAAAACTATCAAAATTGTGGGAGGATTTATTATATACCTCTTTTTTTATAAAACTCTACAAAGGAACAATTACGGTCGGAACAAGAAAAAAAACAACAATTTTTTATAACGAAAGAGAATGGAGATACATTTTACCTAAAGACATAATTATCAATCTTTTAAATAAAGAATTAGATAATACACATACTGATAAAGCTTTTTTAGAAGAACATCATTTCAACAATAAAAGTTTAGTTGATAAGATAAATAAAATAAATGAATCATATGGAATAACATTTGAGCCAAAAGATATAAATTATATTATTGTTGAGAAAGAAGAGGAAATTCTGCCACTCATAAGCGATTTACTTATTATAAAAGGCAAATATTCTTATGAAGATGTGCAAATTCTCACTACAAGAATAATTTCAATGGAGAGAATAAACGAAGATTTTTAAGAATAAGCCGGAGCACTAAACTCCGGCTTTCAATTGATTAGCCCTTTGAATCTTAACCGATTAATAATCTCGGTATAAAGATAGTCTATATCTGCACGATAATCCTTATAATTGTTATAGTAAAACATGACATCAACGCAAAGGTTAGAAATTCCTGTCGGAGCTTTAAAGCCCAATATACCGGCAAGTATATCACGAATCCCCTTTGCAATCTTACCACCAGCCAATGTACTGGGAGAATAAAGAAACAGAATAATGAAAATGAATTTCTGGCGGAAGCTGGCACCGGCCCTTCTTTCGGGTAATCCGCAATTCCCCACAACCTCACAGTACCATTTGTATATTACAGGAATAATATTAAGATCCGATAAAATAGGTTTGATCAGTTCCTGCTCTCTCTCCGAGAGTCTTGATTTCTGCTCTCTGATAGATTTAAGCTCCGATATTGCTGAAAATTCTCTCACCATAACACGATTATTTTAAAAGTAAATAGTATATTTGCATCATAATCGTGTAAGAGAGGAAGAATCTTGATTGGTCGTGCGGTCTGGTTCTTCCTCTTCTATTTTAAAGACTTATCTCTTTCCTGAATAATCCTGTTTCTTTCATCAATATTCCTCCCCCAGATTGCAGCTGAGTAAAGTGCTATAGAATACAAAAAGAGTTCCTTACTTGACGAAAGGAACTCAACTTTCAAAGCAGACTTTATTGAGTCTGTCAATAAATCATTGTCTATCATAATTATTGAATAAATTTTTATTTCCTGAAAAACATATCTCCACTGATCGCTCGTGCGGTATCATCTCCTGTAAGACGGATGTACCGGAAAAAGTTTTGCTCTGACCGGTGCCCAGTGAGTTTCATAATCTCCAGTGTTTTCATCCGGCCTGTGAGATACATGTTGGTGGCGGCCGATCTTCTGGCGGTGTGACTGCTGATTAACTCCCATTTCTCCCCTGTGACGGTTACAAGTCTACCACCCTGGGTATAAGAATAGGTAACTTCATCTGTTAGACCGACTTCTTTCATTATGATTTTCAAATACTTATTAAAATACTGAATACACAATCCTCCAGGGACAACTCCATTATATTTAGCGAATATCTCCTTAACATAGTCATGCGCCGGCACCTTGACATCTACATTAGTCTTCTTTGTACGCTTGACTATGAAGCCTTTTTGTAGATTGCTTTCTGTCAAAGTAGAGTAATCCGAATACCTCAGAGCGGTCAGGCAACCTATAACAAACAGATCCCTAATTCGCTCTTTAGCCTTTCTTCTATACTGTTTGACGAACTTGTAGTAGTATATCCTCGTTATCTCATTCATTGAAAGGAACACGGCATTTGTTGGCTCCTCTCTTAGATTAATCTCGTCGTAAGTAACATCTACTGCATAGTTATACTGCGATGCCCGGCGAACGAGAGATTGTATTTTCTGAATATATCCTACTATAGTATTATGACGGAGACCTTGGTCCTCTAAATAGATAATGAAATCATCAAGAAACTCAGATGTAACCGAATTGGTAAATATGTCACAGTCAAACTCTTCAGAGAAAGATTCTATGTGCTTTATAATCGCATCATAAACGGCTGCATAGTGTTCAGACTTTCGTCTGCTTCTCTTTTCAAGAACTTCCCGGATGAAATCAACGAAGAAGATTCCTTCAAGTGGTCTCTCCTGCCGGAAGTGATTTATATAGTCCTTCCTCACTTGGCGGGGCTGGACCGGTTGTGATAATTGTAATGCTTTGATCGTATCATTTAAAAGGTTATTAACTAATTACTTCCTTATGGGGCTATTTTTTAATTAAAATCAAGCCCAATATTTTCCGAAACGATTGCATTTAATCATTTCATCTAATTTCAACTGTTTCCTACGGAACTTATTTATTGCCCGTTTATTTGATTGTCTTCTGCTGGAACTGCAATGCTTCTTATCCATTCGACATTGGTAACAATGACATATCCCAATGCCTGTATGTGATTCTTTCATATATTTCTTATTAAGAATTTAACTTTTCATATCTTTCTTGTTTTTAGTAATTCTTTGAAATCCAATTATCAGTATCGCAGTAAAAGCAATATCCGGTTTTAGGATGCTCTGCACCGTCTTTAGCTCCACAAGTTCCACAATAATACTCTTTGTCGTATTCGGGGGAAAGGCCTTTATTCCGTTCTTTGATGACAGCTTTTCTTTCTTCAAGCATCATCATTTTATCGGGATTACGACTCAAATAGAACTTTCTGACTTTATGTATTTGCTTTTCAAATAGATCGTCAGATTCCGCAATCTGTTTGGATGTATATTTGTTCATTTCTAAATTAGAAAAACTCTTCAGAGCCTTTTAAAGCCACCAATACACCATGCGCACCTTCTTTCAAGGCCACACCTACCGGCTTTTCGGCTTTTTCGTACAACCCCCAGAATTGTGGGAGAATAAACAGCCCGTTTTCCGTGTAAATGTAAGGCACTCCGTCCTTGACATTGAGGCTGCCGTAGCAACCTCTGTTTTTTACATTATTCATATTTATTCTGATTTGAATTATTTTAGAATATCATCAATAGATGATAAGACACTTTCTAAGTGCTCGGATTGTTCGAGGTATTTTATCCGAAGATTTTCTTCTCTGTTGGTTGCCTCTCCTCCAGAATGAATATCATCATACTTTTCGTATTTTGACTTCACTTCTTTATATGCTTTCTGAAAGAACGGAAGTAATATCTTACATTCCTCTTTAGTCATACAAACGGTTATTTCGCATGCTGACGAAAGTGATTTTCGTGTATAATCTATATAGCTCATATTTATATTGTTATTAGTTAATCCTCAATGGAATACAATGCCTGCATACACTCGAAAGGGAAAGATGAATTTAAAGCGTCATATACTTCTTCCGGTATATCGTCTTCACTTTCAAAATTACCTTCGATACTTTCAGAACCAAATGCTGTTGCAACATGCTTCTCTTTATACTCCTTACCATTAATAGTTACGGCTGTTTCCCACCCGTCAGAAGTTACTTCGATTATTATCTTATTCATTACTATTTAGTTTTGAGGGTTATCGTTGATTCAATATTAATTCCAATTCATCGGGGAGTACATAATCGTAGCCTTTAGGATTTTGTTTATGTGTCACATAAACGTCCCCACGCTGCAAATAGTGAATCCCTCGCCAATTATTTCTTTCTTCTATTACAGCAATGATATATCTTTCTAAATAATCGTCATTGACTTTGTAAGTAAACCCACATACAACACCCTTATATTTTGTAGTTTCAATCTCCATTCCTCCATACTTTTGATACAGAGACTCCATTTTATCATAACTGCTATTATTGCTCATATCTATTTGGTTATTAGTCAATCAGTTCAATATCATATTCTCTTTCTTGGAAAGGATGTGTGAGCTTGGCAAGCTCAATAGCTCTACGAGCATTCTTTACGCAACTAAATTTTCGGGCTTTAGTTATATCGTGCGTTCTTGGAGGATCACCCTCCCAGCCTTGCCCTAAATAGCAAGGTTGAGAAGATTTTATTGTTACTACTATCTTATTCATTTTTATACTGTTTTGAGCCATACGGCAGACTTTTAACCGCCGTATGGCAGTGTTATCACTCTTCTTCGAATTCATCTTTATCGTCCTTTTCTTCGCCGACATCTTGAAGACGGGAATCTATTTCACTTGACAATTCTTTGAGTAGATTTCGTTGTTCTCTGTTTGAAAGTTCGCTAAGGGACTCGTCTATAAAATCTAAAATTCCGTATTTCATAAAATTCTACGCTTACCTATACAGCATTAGGTTCAAATTTTATTTGTTATATTTTAATCACCAATAATCTGACGAATGCTGTATTTCTGCTTTCCTTTGAAATCTGAGAAATCAACTAAGGACTGTTTATGATAAAGAGCAAGGGCTACTTTCCGAAATCTTTCATAATTATTCCGATCAATAGGTTGGAGACCCCATTTCTTCATATCTTCAATTAATTCCTTACGAGTATGGGCAAAGTGTCCGTGGCAGCTGTCTCTACCAAAATCATGGTCAATAGTATGGACATGGTATTGATCACTTTTAGACAGAAAGATTCTCAACCTTTCCAGTCGAGTAAAACTCAATCTCTCAATCCCCTGCCTGGATGTTTCTTTTTCTTCCAGCCAGGCAATAATCTCAAGGTCGTAAAAACCTTGAGAATAATTTCTTTTGTAGAAATAATGTATTTTCATGTTTAAACTATTAAGAATTTAACTTTTCATATCTAAATCCGAAACACCATTTCATCATTCTCCGTTGCAGCCAATTCATTGGCTTAAAAACGGGTATAATTGATTTGGTATATTCATGTACTAATTGAGCTACAGCCTTTGATTGCTCAAAGTGGATGTGTAATTTTTCGTTCATTTCTGATCAGTTTTGATGGTTATTTATTCTCAAAAACATGCGCAAACACACACTTTTCATCAGACAGCTCCAAACCGAGTTGAGACGGATACCGTTTGATATAATTATAAAACTCAAACATCTTCTTGTCATCATCACCGCAACGGTCTACCAATAGCCGGATGAAGGCAAGAAGACAATCCGAGTCATTTCCAAAATTTTCCTGTGTGGATAATTGCGTTTTGTCAACGTCCTGTTTTAGCCTTCGGATGGCGGAAATCGCAGTGTTGAAGTTGCGTTTTGCATCATGACGCAATTCATAGCCTTGTTTTCCCATTTCACTTCTCAAATCGTAGAGAAGCGTTTCTACGACATCGGTCAACACATAGATTAAGTTGAGAGTCGTATTAAGATTTGTTGTTCCTACTAACATGATTTATTTATTTCTTAAGCTTATAAAGCCTCGTTTAACCAACTCTATCAGATCCGACATATTTTCTTCACTTATTTCTGCCTGAGTCTCACCATTTACAGACATATAGTGAGGAATGCCAAATCGATCACGGATTCTCTTACGGATAACAGGAGTAGACTTATTCTCCCAGTAGATAGTTACTTTCATTTTCGTAAGCTTTCTCCCTTAAACTTTACCCTCGTAGTAATGGCTACCAACCTGTCCATGGTACGTTCTCCATATTTTTGAGAAATTTCGTCAAGTGATAGATTGGTAGTCAGCATAAGAAGCTTCCCCCTCTTTTCTGCTTCATCAACAATTTCACAGAAAGCAAGTCTTTTTTCTCCAAATTTCACGCTTAAATTTTCTGTACCGATATCATCAATGTAAATGATATGTTTTGCCTTCACAGCGTCTATATCTGCGTTCATTTGTTGTGCATCATAACATGCTACTATCTTTCTGCAATAGTGGTTAAGCAACAGAGGAATGATTTTCCAACAGATAAGTGACTTTCCACGTCCACAATTACCATGACATAAAAGTCCACGCCCATTATTTCCGGAAAGCCATGCAGCTATTTCTTCGTACTCCGGCAACCATTCAGCATTTCTCGTGAAATAATTCAGTCCCCTCAAAAGTACATCCTTTGAATCTGGTATAGCTATGTCCACAAGATTGGGCATAGGATTAAACCCAGTTCCTTTGAGACTATCAATTGTTTTTTTGAAGTCTATTTGTTCCATCTTTCCTCCCATTTCCTTTCTCGTGGTGAATCATATTTATTCGGAGTATTATCATTGAGAACTACTCCAATATCAATGACCGATTTAGAAGACATTTTTTCGCGGTTTGCCCATGTTGCCAGCCTTTTAGAAAGCTCCCAAGTTTTCTCAAGTTCATAACGCATCTTAGTTTCTGATTTATTCAGCTCTGACCAATAATCGAAGAAAGCCCTTATCATGTCTTTCGGGTATTTACCAACATAGGGAACTAAGGACTGATAGAAAGAATCTTTTCGAGTGAGAGTAGCGGCTTTAGCCGCGTCCCTGTCTTTGGGTTTCTTTTTCTCTACGATAGTAGAGTTTTCTTTATTTTCTTCTAATTCTTTCTCTTTATTATCTTTATTTATTTTGTTTCCCTGCTGTTTCCAAGGTGTTTCCTCACTGTTTCCCTGCTGTTTCTTTTGCGTTTCCAGCTCTTGTAATACGAAGTTGTATTTATCGTAATTACAGATAGTTACAACGGTCTGTCCTGTTTCCTTTGGTGTTTCTTTTATAATCATATTGTCCTGTATCAGTAAGTCGAGGAAAGAATTTACTTTCTTGGTTGACCACTGCCAACGACCAGCTAAAAACCGCAATGAAACAAGTATCTGCCCGCGCTTAACTTCTATGAACCTATTACCAATAAGTTGCTTCGTGTCTTCAAATCGTGCGCTACGAACTAAATCAAGCCATGCTTCAAACCTCGAAAATACGCGCTCTTCGCACCAAAATGGGTGCTCAAATAGCCGTCTGCTAATAGGTATGTAATATTTCATAAATCAAAACCTCACATTAGTTAATTGTCTTCCCTTAGAGAATACAGCCCATTTCCCATTGCCGCTATCAAATAACCGCAAATCCGACACCTCTCCGAAACGTTTGATGTTACCACATAAATCAACAATCCACCCACACTCTTTCTGAGGATGTGGACGAATAGCCCGACCAACTATCTGATACCACATAGCAAGTGACATCGTAGGACGGGCCATAACAACCGTATCAAGCTCGGGATAATCAAAACCAGTAGTCAGAACTCCGACATTGGCAACGACCGGGATTTCACCAGATTTGAACGCAGCAAGGATTCTTTCACGAGTAGATTTGGGAGTATCACCCGAAACAATAGCGCATCCGGGAATGGACCACGTAAGCTGTTCGGCTTCTTTCAAGAACCGGGTAAATACCAGTATTCCCTTTCGTTTACCTCCAGCTTTTGGATTCATCAGCCTTTGGACGATATGGACGAGATAACTGTAAAAGTCGATTCGTTCATATTCCTTTTGGATTGATTTATCCGTATAGTCGGCACCAGTAGTGTTCACCCGTAAGTTGAGTTCATTCCATCCCGAAGGATTCATCGGATAGTAATTCAACTTTGCCAAATATCCCATATCTAAGAGAGTTGATACCTGTACATGGTAAATGACCTCTGAAAAGACATGAGGCTTTGTCCGGGTGATGAATTTCAGCATGGAGCCGAAGTCACGTGAGGAAGACAATCTATAAGGAGTTGCCGTCAAGCCAAGAACCTTGCACTTCACTGCATCAAAAAAATCCTTGTACATTCCCTCTTTGGGGTTAACAAGGTGGCATTCGTCCACGATGATGTTCTTGAAGTGGATGAACAGTTCGGGATGATTCTTTACCGATCCGATTGTTGCGAATGTTATCCGGCTTATTTCCTTTGAGTTGAAAGAAGCCGAATAAATGCTGCAATCAAGAATACCGTATGAGCAGAGCTTTTTAAAGTTTTGCTCGAGTATTTCCTTACTTGGCTGGAACACTAAAGTGTGACCGTCAAGCCTTGCGGCTATATCCGCTATGATAAGCGATTTGCCGCTTCCTGTGGGCAAGACCATGATGGCGTTTGTTTTCTTCGCTTTGTTGTTGAAGAAATAAACGGCTGCATCAGAGGCTTTCTGTTGGTAATCACGTAGTTTGTACATGGTCAGATAGTTCTATATGTATTTCACCATTTTCTTCAAATAAGACATCACAAACGATACATACATCGTCAAGAGAAAAATCTTCTTGAAGCAATTCCTTATCGCATGAAAGCAAGTCATTACCCTCTAATTTAGAACTTTTCCCATATAACCATTTTTTATATCTTACATAAAGATTGAATTCATGAATTATATTGTAAAAGCGTTCTTTAGTTTCATCGCTCAGATAAAAAGTATCTCCAACTCTCGGCAAACATTGCAACATAACATCTTTACTAACATTGTCGTCCATATAAAAACTATCACTATTAATATGGATAGTAACCTTTATCATATTCCTTTCTCCTTTCGTAATTTCTTATTAAGTGCTTTGTAATACTTGATTAGCTGCTCATACTCAAAGTCGGACATTTTGGAAGTGCCGGCAGCTTTCACCTTTAGCAGGTCAAATTTCTGTTGCCCGATTTTAGCTATCAGATTCATCCGATAGCCTTCCAAATGGTCAGCTTTAAACCTATTACAGTGACGGCACTCAGCATGGCAGTTATTTTCATCGAAACGTGTAGCCAAATGCGTGCGACTGAAATAGTGGCCGCAATCAGCTTGTTCAAACGGTTTTATCTGACCGCATGAGATACAGTGAAAATAACCGTTCGGCATACAATCACGAAGCCGGATGAAAAGAGAAAACTCCTTGTCGAGCTTAGCTTTCAAATCCGGCTTCTTCTTTACTGTTACCCCTGCTTTATCAAACAGAGGTAAAGGCTTGTCTTTTTTCTTAGCCTTAGTTCGTTTTATGTAGTATGGCATTCTACTATTGGTTTACACAATTCAACAACTCGCTTACAATCCTCCACATCAAACATTCCGATATGGCAAAGCTCACGTGGTATGCCCAGTTGATTGGATAGCCACAGGTAGGCTTTGTTTCTATTTGAAGTGTTGGGGATATGTTTCTTCCAAATTTTATTGATAAGATTGGTCTTAGCTATTTGGTCAAAGTAGAAGTGGGCTTCCTTCTTGGCTTCTCTTAGCTCAGCATTTGCCAAACGTCCTAATGCTTGGTCTGTACCTTTATGCACACCTACATAAGCCCTGCAATCATGACACAGATAAATCATACCGTAGGAACGTCCGTAGATTATGGAGCTATCCACGTATTCAGTAGGCTTACCGCAATAAGGGCAAATCTTTCCAGTTAATATTTCATTCATAATTTTTTAATTAAAAGCCCCGAAGCATATTCTCCGGGGCACAACCATTATTTATTAACCCATGCCATTGATGTGTGGCTCACATTATTCCATCGGGAACACTATCTGTATGCGCATTACAGAAATATCCATTTGCAACTGAATACTTTCATGTTCCCTTTCCAACACAAGTTTGTGGACGGGACCGGTAACGATCCGGCATACACACTTCCGGCTGTGCGCAGTGCATTCCATACGCCCGCCCATGTTTGCCTGCTATATCTTCACAGACCTTGCAGGCAGGTTAACAAAGTTATTCCATATAAGCCATTGAGAACTCTTTCGGAATAAACCGCCCGACTGGGATAGGTTTAGCAGATTCAATAGCCGTGTGAATTTCTCTCTTTCTGAACTCATGTCCCTTTTCTTTGGCTTGTTTCTCACATTCTTCCTCTTTGTTTTTGAGATAGTGGGTAATAAGCATCATCGCTCTATCAACATTGAAGGTATTCACGACAAAGGTTTGGACTCTTTCGTCTTCGTTATCTCCTTCCGTAAAGGTGATTTTCGTCTCAATCTGATAGAATTTCTTTTCATTCGGTTTAGATTCTTCGTCACGATCTTCAGTCTCATCGTCCATCTTATCAACGTATTCTGCCATAGTGATTTCATTTTTAAGATAGGCAAGCGAAGCATCGTCAACCTTGCGTTCTTTCAAGTTGTCAGTAAGAATCACGCAGGAATCGAACTCCTTTATCATTGTCGGGGTGAATCCGAACTGGTAATTGAGTTCAATGTAGTCTTTCAATATGATGCAAGCGTTCTGTATTCCGGTGGCATATAGCAAGAACTTATGTTTCTTGTCACCTATTTGCGCTTGAGCGATGTACGGATACAGATAATTGTTCTCATTCTCGAACGCCAAGCGGTTCTGGTTACTGACTTCCACTTCCTTGATACCGTCTGCTTCCATACTGAAACGAATTTTCGCCAAAGTGTCTTGGTCTATCAGCGTACCACGGTCGAAAAGAATTTCATTCCGTTCGATGATTACTGTTTCACCGGTATCTTCATCAATGAAAGATTCCTCCCATGTTTTGAGGACACGTTTTGCAAGGTACATGTTAAGCATCTTTTTCGGGTCAGATGTCACATACCGGATTTCTGTTTTTCTTGTTTCTATCATAACTAAATAAATTCTTGATTTCTTTGTATTTCCTGCTGGGCGTAAATCAGCATTTGATGTTCATTGGCGGCCGGTAAATAGATACCTGCTACTGATGCACTCCAATTGCGAAAGCGGTCAATGCTCAAAGTCATTTCACCCGTTGTCAGTTCAGCAGAACTACGCAAGTAAGTTACTTCTTTGCCTTTCTTGTTAACCGCCTTTCTCTCAAACAAATCACGGTTGCAAGTCCTCTTATAAAAGTCAATTTTTGCTTCATCGAGGCTGCAACCGTACTCACTGCCGAAATACCCTAAAAGAAGATGCAAGTAACTGTTTTGTGCCAGCGTGCGGTTGGGTAACTTCTTTTTTACTTCCACCACAGCACGCTCACTAAACAGCTTGTTTACATACTCTTTGAACTTGGGTATTTGATATTCATTCTTCAAGTCGAACAGCATACGCTAAAAAGGCAAATCGTCCTTTACATTGCCATTAGCATCAATCGGAGGCGGAAAGTTCTGCGGCTGTTGCTGATAAGTCGGCTGCGGTGTAGGTTGTTGAATTGGTTGCTGTGCCAGTGTAGCTTGTGGGGATTGCGACACACCGCCACGCGCATCTATTTTATAACACCGGATGGACACCATGCGTTTAAGTTCCCCATCCTGATTCGTCCATGAACGCCCCTGTAAGACAAATGATACAGTAACAACATCACCCTGATTAAAGCGATCAAGTTCTGCACATTTATCACCCGAAAACTCTAAGGGAATAACATTTTCATATTCGCTACGCTCACCCGTATAAGGGTCATAAGTGGTAGCATCTAAAATAAATTCCCGTTTAGTAAATGGGGAACCACCACTTTTAGATGGAATTTGGACGATCTGACCGATTTCGATTATCCGTCCGGTTATCTGATTTGCCATTAATTTTCTCCTCCAAATATCTTTTTATCGGTGATTAATTCTCTGTTTTCTTCCAAGAACCGGATAAATTCCTCACAATGATTAGTGAGAATAGGTATATCACGTTCCGGGTTGAAAACGTATGTCTCAGTATAGGTGTCCACCATATAACCGCCTTTGTTGAACTCTACGATATTGTATTCAAACGTCCGCACATCCGAACCGTTCTGCATAAGAGCGTATGGATAAACCAGATGTTGGTGATGGTCTTTGAACTTTCCTACAGTATAACTGCCAGTTGTCTTGATGTCATGAACACTGGTCGGCATCAATTCGTCTATCAGACCGTATACCAATACGTCACCGAAAGCAGTATGCAGGATTGCTTCTACCCTCTGTTGGGTCAATGCGCCTTTAAAGTAATCGGCAAACTCACGGCAAAGAGAAATAGGGAAAACAAATGTACGGTTGTTATAAACAACTGTATAACAAGTGTTTTCTGTATTCCTTTCTACATACATCTCGTTTGGCTTGCGATTTTCGATTAGAGCATCTACCAATTCATTAAAGGCTGTGCCCTTATCAGCAGCTTCACTATCAAAAGGCTTGCGATTGATACGGTCTATTAGTTCGTGAAACTGTTGTTCGTGAAATTCTTCGGGAGTGTGGGGTGGATTTTCTGACCACCCCCAATACTTATCCCAAATCACATCACTATTCAGATATCCCCAAAAGGCATCAAGAATCGTGGCGTAAAAACGATATTTAGGCTGCATCTGAATAAGTTTTTGTTTCTTTATCAAATACTAACCCCAAAGAGTTCACTTTGGCGGCAAACAAACTTCTCGCTTTCATCAAAGAACTACCAACGTGTTCAAATTCATTAATGTGAGAAGCAAATTCATTAGCAGAATTGGCATCGGTGATAAATTCAATACTCTCTTTGATTTCTTCTATCACCTTATCGTATTTCTCTTGTGCTTCTTTCTTGGCGGCAAGCATACCCAAATACGAATTGATTATTCTGGTAGTGATAAAGTCGTTTTTGGCAGTCGGATTGCCATTCTTGTCAAGGATGGTAGGAACCTCCATCACTGAAGGAAGATTGCAAGTGTTCTTACCGTCATTTCTTGAAGTAGGATCAAAAGTTATAGTGCGTCTCTGTATGCCTCTCTCGCTCTTCATTTCGAGATAACCGAGCAAATCCAGTTCAGTAACGATGGAGTTGTAGGACTTCTCACGCAAAGCAGGAATAAATACTGTATCGTCACCCTCTTTTCTCGTATCACGGTGAGCGACAAAAATAATATGCTTATTCAGACTTGAGAGTGTTCTTGCCATCCATGAAAACTCAGCATTAATACCACTCCAATCCCTGATAGACGGTTGCCGGCTGCCACATTTATAAGTAATAATGAAATCCATCATCTTCCCAATGGTATCTACTACCATTGTCTGATAATCCGATAAATCTTCTTGCAAAACCTGTTGAACATCATTCCATGAAGTGACCTGTACAGTATCTATGTTTTCCAGATGCGCCATATTCATGCGTTTAACACCATTATCAAAGTCTAATAACAAAGGCTTCGGAGCACTCAACGCTACTGTACTCTTTCCCATACCTGCTTGACCGTAAATCATCATCTTTACGGTGGTGGGGATTACTAATTCATTCGATTTCTTAATTAAGGACATAATCATAAAATTTAAAGGGTTATTTACTAATTTCTTTCATTTCAGCTTTCGCCAGTGGAGACAACGTTTTCATATAATTACACTTGAAAGCTGCCGCATCCAGTTCAACTACATTGTATCGAACACCTGAGCGAACCTTTCCATCGGCATCCTTGTACCTCTTTACAATGCCTTCTTTGACCCATTTTGCAACATTCCCCTTTCCATAAGAAATGTGAGCTTGATTTTGGGTTATAAATTTGGGCTCTTTGAACGAATCAATGCGTTCTTCCTTTCTACCTAATCCCTTAGCGTAGTCCACCAGTTTAAATAAAACTTCCTCCGGCATCTGTATTATCATAAGACCTCCTTATTCTTTCTGTTCGTTCCACTCTCGTTCTTCTTCCTTTTCTCATATCGCCTTGTTCGTGATAAAGCGAAAAAGAAAACACACATAATAGACAGCAGGCAACCACCGTACGGCTAATGGGTGAAAAGTTCATCGTTAAACTTATACCCGATATTCTCTCAAACACAAGCGTTGCAAGCTCTCTCCCGTTCCTTAATTGAAGAACCTCAAATGCTTTTTGTAGTTGGTTGTTTATCGTGCTAACCGCCCGGCATTTGAGATCAGCAATTTCTTTCTTTTCATACCCTTGTGCGTACATCCGTGCTGTAATCTCGCATTCGGGTGTTAGTTCAGTTAATACTCTTTCCATAATCGTGTAAATTAGACCACTACTTAGTCATGTTATTGACGATATACATAGAATTGGTGTACTTATTCTTCGAAATGGTATATACATTCTTACCACCCGGAGCTACAACACCTTTTTCTCTCAATTCCTTGTTTATCTCATGGGCCTCTTGCCTGTAGCCAGTTACCTCAACTTCTGATAGCGGGATAATCTTCTGTTTTCCCGGCTTTACTTTTAAAATCGTTTCTCTGATTGTTGCCATAAAACTTATTGTTTAATTAATGATTTGTGGATGGTAGAGGAGTCGAACCTCTCTCAATCATGCCAATTGGTTGCGCAACACGAAGCTCTAACCGATAAGCTAACCATCCGGAATAAGAAAGGTGTACTATTCTCACGAACGGCACACCCAGTACAAACACAAAATAAAACACGACAAACAAAACATCTAAACGTCTGCCTGTACGGTATTTCCTTGCTATCGGCCGGATAGTAGGTCGCTAAGCATACAGAGTTCAAGCTCAAAGACTACCAGCCCTCAGACGTTTAATTTGTTCTTAATTCCCTGAATGCAAGTATCACAAACGAAACGCATCCAATAAAAATGATACTCATTATTGTAATAGAGAATGTTTTCATAGGACTGTAAGTAGTAATAGCCCCGTATAGCATACCAATAGCACATATTGTCACCAGTATAGCTAAGATAAATTGAATTAGTTTCATAATTATGTATATTAGTTAGTGCCTGTACCCCCATTGAAGAAAAGCTGTTATGCTTGGTAGAACTCATATTTCAAGTTCAGTACAGGCTATATGGTCGAAAACAGTACGGACGCCCAACCCGTTTTCTTACTGCTCTGGGACGATTCTTTGCGGTGTTTTCTATTAATTGTTATACATTGTACAGCTCGCAAGCTCCAACTTGCTTATGTACGTTCGTTATCTTTGGTCAACCTTGTACAGCTTATAGTATTACACCGTAAAGGTTTTCACAATCTTGTCAAAGAGCTTAATCAATAGCGCCCTACCCGATTCTCGCTATCGGTTGCCGTTCAATCCGTCAGTAGGGCTGTCGTGCGTTGCATAACCGTGTATTATGCGTATCGGCTCAAACCTTGAACCTCACAAAGAGCATCGTAATCCATACCGTTATCTTCACCTGAGTCAGAACCTAAAAGAATAGTTTCATAAGTTTCAATCTCTTCTTTTATCACCTCGATAATATCAGCCTTACAATCTACGTTGTAAACTCTACAAGCAGTTTCTTCGTCCATGCCCTCAACTGCTACCAAGTCCCTGCGAAGAGCATTTAAACCTTGTTCTAATTCATAAGTAGTCATAATTTTAAGTATTAAGCAATTGATAATAAATTAGCTTTTTTATAGCACCTGAACTCGCCACGCTCTGTATCATAGTAAGTCTGGACGGTATCATTCTTCGCTCTCTTGTCATTGCCTGTTATGGCGGGCATCAACTTTTCATTGAGTGTACCATACGCCTCTCTTACAGAACCGTCTACTTTTTTGAAATAAAACTTGACGATCTTCTTTTTCATCTCAGCTTTCAATTTCATGTTTACCCAAGCAGACTTTAGAGCTTCAGACATTGAAAAGCCATTCTTTCTTACGAACTGCCAAGCCAATGACATTACTTCGTGTAAAAATTCTCTTGTTTTCATAATCGTGCGTTTTTAATATGTTTATACTATTGCTTATAAGAAGCAAAATTCGTTTCTTTGCAAAAGTGATTAGGTTATCACTGTTTGATGATGCAAATATACTACAATATTGCAGTATTACAATAAATACAATGCAATATTGCATGTTTTTAATTTTTACTAATACTTTAATATTGCAGTACATGACTACAGAAGAGTTATTCAGCAAAGCAGAAGAAGTTATTAAGTTACTTAGAGAAAGCAAGTTATCCAACTATGTGATATCAAAGCAGACCCATATATCACAAAGTACATTGGGTAATTACAAAAATGGGAAAACCAAACCAACACCTGCAAATACTGAAATACTACTGCAATTTTTCAGTAGTGAGAATGCATTAGCAATTGAGAATGAAGCGATACCATTAAACCAAAATTATATAATAAACGTACCTCTCGTAAACCAATACGCACAAGCCGGATATATATGCGGCTTCCAAGATGCTGCATACATAGCTACACTACCTACTATACCATTCATTATTGACCATGAAGCAAAAGGAAACTATGTAGCCTTTGAGGTCAGAGGAGACAGTATGAATGATGGAACAGAAGAAAGCTATCTTGAAGGAGATAGGCTTCTTTGTAGAGAAATAGCTCCCTATCTATGGGCAGAGTCTAAATTGCATATTCGGAAATGGGATTTCGTTATTGTACATGAAGGCGGAATTTTGGTAAAACGAATAATAGATCATAATGTAGAAAATCATACTATCACAATACACTCTTTGAATGACATGTATCCTGACAGAGTTATTGATTTGGCAGAAGTTAAACAAATCTTCAATGTGATAGAATTGCAAAGGCCAAGAAGGAGGTAGTTTAAAAGTTTAATATACAAACTATTAAAACTAATACTATGAAATTCAACCAATATACATGGAGTCTATACAAGCAATCTTCTGAGGGGCAAAAAGCCATTAAGGAGTTTGAGGAGTCACCCAATAATGATACAATGATGGATTTGGTTTTCAAATATAATCCAAGATTGAAGTTATGGCTTGACAACACTAAAGCAAAGGCATTAATAGCAGACTTCTGCGAATCTATGTGGTGTTATAATATTGTAGAGTTTCCAGATAGAAAAAGACCTACATCTTTAAAAAAATCTAAAGAGAAATATTTAGAGACTATTGATACAGGAGTTTCAGAGGAAGGAAAAATCATAATACCACCTAATGATTACTCTTTTATGTTGAACAATAATGTATGGATTTCTTTTCTCATGTATTATTTTTCTTCTGAGTTTTATTTTCCTAATATTTTCGTTTATCGCTTCTTCGATTTAAACAAGATAGCGGATGTCTTTGAAATAGAACTACCAGTTGTGCCAAAGAAATCAGACTATAATGCCCGATGTATGTATTACTGGCAATTATGTGAGACATTTTATCTGTTTAGAACAGAAAATAATCTTTCCCCTGCCGAATTATGTGCTTTCCTATATAACTTTGCACCCAACTTCATACCCAAAGAAAAAACAGATATACCACAAGCATCGCAAGCATGGTTTATTGGAGGGCTCATTGACCCTGTCGAAATTTTTGATACAACCTTTTGGCAGGCTAATTCTGAAACCAAGAAAGGTGATATTCTAATTCACTACGAAACATCACCAGTTAGCGCAATCACTTGCTTTTGGATCGCTCAAACAGATGGAGTAATAGACCCGTTCTTCCACTACTACAGCAATACTTATATAAGTGGCAAAATAGACATTCCTCATATCACCCTGAAAGAACTACAAGCAGATGAATACTTTTCGAAGCATCCTCTTATTAGAAAGAAATTCCAGGGAGTAAACGGATGGCCAATGAGTAGCGAGGATTATTCAGAACTACTCCGTATGATAAAAGCCAAAGGATTTGATACCGACATTTTACCCAAGTTGTACGCTCCGACCATGCCGGAGAATGTGAATATAAAAGAAGAAAGGGATGTAGAACTACAACTATTAGAACCATTGCTTAACTCTATGGGATGGTATGAAAATAAAGACTTCATTCGCCAATTGCCAATACATGCAGGACGTGGGCACCGGATATTCCCAGATTACGCTTTGCATTATGAAAATAAGCCGGATGAGGAAAAGTCCAAAGTGTTGATTGAAGCCAAACTTTACATGAAGAACAACCAAGAGGTAGAAGAGGCATTTTTGCAAGCTCGCTCATACGCTTGCCTCCTTGAATCGACTGTAATAGTCCTCTGTGATAAACAATGCTTAATCGTTTATGAGAAGAAACAAAGTTTTGACCGGGACAGCTATAAGAAATACTACTGGGGAGAATTAGAGAACCCGGATTTATTTAAAGAATTAAAGAACAAACTAAATAATTAAAGCTATGATTGACTTTTTAACTATCGTACTCCTCGTATTTGGAGTACTGCAAATCATTCTCTTCTTCAAAATATGGGGAATGACGAATGACGTAAACAACATTAAGCAAAAGCTGGAAACCAAGCCGGAAGATTTGCTAATTACCGAAGCTCAAACAAAAGCCCTGAACGGAAATAAAATGGAAGCTTTTGAGTTATATCAAAAGGCGTTCTACAAAAGTGTGATAGAACTCTTCAATAAGACTATCAAAGAATATGGGGACGAAGATAATTTAGATTATAAAGAAAGAAATGAATATTACCGCTCAGAGTACAATAAAGTAGTTAAATACTTTTCAAAAAGGACAAAAAAATTAGACATGGAATTACATTCTGAGAAATTAGATTCATACGATAAGGTATATTCTATTATATGTAAATCATAATATTAACACTTCGCCCTCACTATAAAAAATTATAAGTAAGTATAGTTAAAACTTTATTTGAAAGTCCTATTATATTCAACCGATAAAAAATAATCTAAACTTTTAATATACAATGAAAAAGTATTTATTCGCATTAACATTATTACTACCCCTCCTCTTTGGTGGGTGTTCCAGTGACGATCAATCAGATGACAACAACTCTCCGTTAATCGGATCTTGGATATCCATAGATGATGATGTCGAGATTTTCTATCTTGACCTCAAAAAAGACGGGACAGGGAAATGGACCGGAACCTACGCCGGAGAAGTGGAAAATGTACTAAGGCTCACTTGGAGTGCAACCGAAACCACTTACCATGTCAAATATGAAAACGGCAATTCTGAAACAAAACAGTATAGAATAGAAGGAAACCGCCTCTATTTAGGAGATGTGATATATGCCAGGAAGTAAAGCCAGCCGGGCATCACTCCCCGGCTTTTTCTTCGTCCTTCTTTTTTGGATGGAACACAAAATCAATTACCTTCCGATTTGCCTTATCAATCCTGCTCCAGTCCTTTTTAACATAAGTGTCTGTGACATTATACCCAGACTTATGATTCAATGACGTTGCTACATCGTCCATCGAAATACCGCAGTCATTCCTTGCTATTGTAGCCCAAGAGTGGCGCGCAGCGTAAAGAGTTAGATCGGGAATACCTAAAGCATTCCCGATCTTTTTCAGATTAAGATTCACCTTATGCACAAATTGCTTATGGCTCGCATATCTTATAAAGAAATTAAACGCTCTATCCCCTACTGAATCCTTATATCTTTCCAAATAAGGCTCAAGCTCCGGTTCTACTTTAATGGAAATAAAAGCCCTATCATCCCGCCTGGTTCTTGTCTTCCTCCGCTCGTACTCAAATCTATCATCAACAGGAGGATTCAAATAAAACATATCAACGGTATTCATTCCAACCATAAAGAACGACATCAGAAACACATCTCTGGCAATAATGACACCCAACATATTTTCCGGTATTCGATACTCTTTTATAGCTCTTATCTGTTCATCCGTTAAAGAACGCTTTCTTGTAATCGGTTGCTTTGGAATTTTGTATTTAGCAAAGGGATTATTGGAAATGCGGATTATTCCGACATCTTCATCGTTATATTCAAGCTTTGCCCGATTAAATAACGCTTGTATCTTCGACATGTAAAGCCGAACCCCAGAATCAGAAATATTTCCAATACCACATTTTGACCGTTGACTCTTTAAATCTTCTTCAAATTTAATTAAGAGAGAAGATGTGATATCCGAGAAACATAAATTTCGATTTCCCACGAATGCCTCAAACTTGCTAATAGCAATTCGATAATTTTCCCCTATCCGCCTACCTTCTTTCAAAACCTTATCCGCATAAGCATAACCAAAGTCGAAAAAGTTAATTCCTTCAGGCTTATTAGAAAGTTTATCTTTCATCAGTTCACATAATCCTTTAGCAGAATACAAATCAATAGAGTGACCCAATTTTGAAAGTTCGGCTCTAATTTTAAGAACATCGAGCATTACTTGGTCATAAATCGGATTATTCCTTTCTTTTAGCTCAAAAGTCTTCTTGTTTATCAACTCACTTCCCACATAGTGAGTGGTCGCAATATATGAAGATTGACGTTCGTGCGTAATCCGTATCTTCACATTCCAGGTATTATCTTCTCGCCTTTGATGCTTGAGGATGATTATTTTAACTGTAGCCAT